GCCCATGATAGCAATATTTTTTAAACTTTCTAAGAAAGTATCGTATTGTTGGAGTGTTTCTAATATACTTAAACTATGTCTAGCCAATTGATGCATCCTCCATTCCTGCTGTGCGCAAGCGTGTTACATGTCCTAGCATGAAGTTCTTGCTTTCAAGTCCTTTCATGATACCCAGCCATTTGTTGCGTAGCAGTGCTACTTCATTGATGATAGTTTCAAAGTCAATGACTTCGTCTTCACCATCAACATACTTTTCTGCATCACGACTAGTCAAAGCACGAGCGTATCCTTCTAGATACTTTTGGAAGTGTTTCTTGCGTATTTTTCTTAACTGAATGTTGAGGTAATTAAGAACTGCTTCAATCTCTTGTAGCTGATTGAAGCGTCGTTCTGTAATCCCGGGCAGGCCAGCAAGATTCTTTTCTATGTTACCATAGACCCCCACTTCTGTTCGTGCTTCATCTAATTCCCGTTCATAGTGTGCTATGAAATCGGGTATCGCACCTAAACTAGCTACTACGCGGCTATACCACATTAATAGTCATCATCCTCATCTTCAACTTCATCTTCGCCTAGGTATTCTTGTAGGCTACGTTTAAGATAGCTGTCTGTACCTGCAAATGCTTTAAGGTCACGTTCAACAATATTGTGATCTGCTACAATAGCCAACACATGATCTGCTGCCGCTTGGCGATCCTTAGGAGCGATATACTCTTTACAAGTAAGCCAAACTTCACCTAATGCATCTAGTTCAATACTCATTCTGCTGTCTCCTCATCTGTTAACGCTGGTGCTTCTGGCGCTGGTCCACCATCTAATAGTTTAGCATTAGCTGAAATATCTTTCATAACAATGTCTAAACAACCTTCTTCATTTGATTCCCATGCTTTACGGAACTGTTTGATTTCTTTACCATCAGCTGATTTATAAGCAAGACGATTACCATCTTTACTTAGTAAACCTTTGCCTTCCATCATGTCAGTTAAACCACTGTATGGGTTCATACCTGTTTCATATGGAATCTTGATCTGTACTGATTCAAATGGTTTAGCATATCTGGTCTTCATGATCTTACATGCAGCACGGATACCTTTGACTTCACTTACTTTATTACCATCTTCATCTTCTTTAAGTTTCAATTTACGCATAGCAACCACTATTGAACTCGCATAGATAAAGCCTTGGCCACCTGAAATCTTATCATCTGGATCAAACATATCCTGTGACGCATAAGTATGATTGGTCGCTACTAGACCAACATTGTGACTACCAAACATATTTACACAGTTACGCACAAGTGCTGTGAGTGCTTTAGGCTTACGGCCCATATCACCTTTTAAATCGCCTGCTTCAAATTGATTAATATCAGTCGGAGTTAACAACATACCTAAACTGTCAATGACAAAAAGAACTTTTGGGCATTCTTCTTTTGGTAATGTTTTATACTCTTTCATGAATTCATGGATAGTTTTGGCTACATCATCAATCATAGCTAGGTTAAGTTTGAGTAGTTTTTCTTCGCTGGTATCAACTCCTAGATCATGTAACCATTTTTCATCTAGAGCATTTTCTGTATCAACTAAGATAACATAGATGCCATCTTTCTGTGCATTACGGATTAAATTACCACTACAGATAAAACTTTTACCTGCACCTGATTCACCAGCAAACACTGTTACTTTACCTAAGGGAACACCGCGGTGGAAGTCTCCACTGATCAAGTAGTTAAGTGTGTGATTGCCTGTTGAAATCCAATCTGTTGGATCATTAAATCCTGTGCTAAGTCCGTCAATTGACTTGGTAATTGACTTACGGAATTTTGATATATCAAATGGTTTTGCCATGATTATTTCCTTTTTTATTAGTTAAAAATGTTGTAAAAATCTTGAGTATTTGTAGGCATGCTTGACAATAATCGACAATCTGTATGTGATTTATTATAATGCATTAACAGCATCGCATAAATTAAACTGCTTTCGTAAAAAGTTAAAGTAATTGGTTCGTCTTTTCCAGCAATAATCTGATCAACTAACTGATAATACCTGTCAACTTTGTTAACAAAAGATTGATTGGCTACAACCACATTATCTGCATATTCATCGATTCTGTCTGCCAATGGCGTTAATCCACATAGTTTTAAATATTGTACAATGGCAAGACGATTATTCCAATACCAGTCAATCTCAAAAATTTTATCATACTCAGTGTACCAATCTATCGGACTGGTTAATTTATCTTTTATCCCGACTCCAGCCAATTCGATTTTTTCACCTATAGTTTCGGCCACTTGTTTAGAATATATACTTATATCCTCAGAGGTAGGAGCTGGCCAAAAATCTACTTTATAATGTCCCATCTCAAGAATCAGTATCCTGGATCGAATGTTAAATGATGTAGATACTAGCAAATTAGGCATAGCCCATTCAATATATTCTTTAGTATTAATTTTATTTGGATGACTAATATTTTTTATGCAAGACGATTCTATCTGATGTTGATTCCCAACTATATTTTTAAATTTTGAGTGGTCTGCACCACCTTCTACTGTACAATAGTCTATCAACCCTATTAGGGTATGGCCCAACCCACCGTGAGGGAAAATTAAATACAACATGTATATAAATCTTTAAAAATAGAATGGCTATCTAATTTCCATAGTTGAACCAATGATGCTAAGTCAAATAGTTTTGCCATAATTATTTGTCCCCTATTAAATTGTATAATTCTGTAAATACTGCTCTGCTGTTAATGTTGCGTCTTTGATCCATCTTTGCTATCTCTGCTAAACAGTATCTGATATTCTTTTCAATGGGTGTTTGTATATATTGTAACACATTTTTAAGTCCGTTTTCAAGCAAAAATCCTGGTTTTTGATTAATCCAGTCTTGTAATTCTCTCTCTACTGATTGTAACATACTGTCTGGTAAATGTCTAATATTTAGGTAATCTGGATTTAATAATTCTCCAACAATAAAACTGTTATTATGAAATCCTAAATTTTTCAAATACTTAATACAGTCAAATATTGATTTATAATTTAATATGAAATGTAACATATTAAAACTTATCTTGTGATTTAAATTTTTGATAATTTTTAAATTATCCAAAAAGTCTTTCCAGCTACCTCCCCAACGTATATACTCGTATTCATGTTCCATAGATTCAACACTGACAATCCAATGGACATTAGGGAACTCGCAAATTAAATCAAATATACGTGTATCTACTTTACTTAAATTTGTATTGACTCGTAGATTGACGTTGGGGTTCTTTTCTTTTAATAGTGTTAGTAATTCAAAGTTTTCTTTCATTAACAATGGTTCACCACCAGCTAGATAAACATGTTTCAATTGTTCTGCACGTTCAAATACATAGTTCTTTAATTGGCGATAACGATGCTGTGGAACTTCATCAAACGTTTGGCCCAATTCAGTGGCCCAACGACTACTAAATTCTGATGTACAGTACACACAGGCAAAGTTACAGGTATTATTCCAACGTATGTCAACTGTACTTAGATTAAATGCATCTATGCTTTTATATGTATTGAGATTGACATCTTTAAGTTCTTTAAGATAAAATATCCTATCACTGATAACGTCAAAACTATTGGTATTTTTTTCTAAATCATAACAAACACCGCAGGTTGGTCCTGGCTTGTTATAATACATATTATGTTTGGTTAAACAATTAGTTTCACCGTGTAGTATTTCTGTTAGGCTGTTATCTTTTAAATTGCCAATTGATTGAGGATTACGGATACAATTTTTAACTGTGCCGTCAAAGTTATACATAAATCCAGTCCAAGGTATAGGACAAAAATTTTTATTAGTTAAATATTCTTTGCTATCCACTTGTATATCCCTTGGGCGTATTCATTGACATCTATATATTCTGGTGGTTCCTGTCCTGGTTGTGTAGCTATTGAGCCAGGCTTAATTAGTATCTGTCTAGGCCAACTATTACGTTCAGTTAATAATTCTTGTGCGCATTCTAGTGCCTTCTTTTGCACAAGATATTCGTCCCATTCTTGCTTAGGTGCTAAACTCATTTTAGTCATTTCCGTGCTGACGTTTACAATGGTTTTTCCCTGACCTTGCCACCGACGCCATACTTCAAATAACAATTCAGTTTGTGCGAATCCTGCCTGTGCATTGTTAATAAACACATCACAGGGTTCAATCATACCAGCTACTTTAGGTATGCTACGAATATTGTAACCATTGCGACGGCTAAGGCCAATGACTTCGTGCCCATTGGCTTCGAATAAGTTTGCTAATGCATGTCCTATGCCCGCTGAGTGTCCTGTTATAGCAATTTTCATTTTAATAAATCCAAAGGTTCGTTGTGGAACGTAAAACTTGCTACTATGCGTGGAACTTCTGTTGCTGTAGTTTTTTCTACACTGTGCATAACTTGTGAATTAAACACAATAGGTAAACTCATATCAGACAATTCAGCCACCAGCTGATCGTCTTTATACCAACGATTGGCCCACCCTTGGGTATTTAACACAGGCATATTAATTTTTGCTGTTACTGGTAATTCATCAATATGTTTTGGCAATTGATCATTGTCTGTAATTACTGTAACCGCAGCATGTCTGGGTATTAATTTATATTGTCTAAAAAAATTTAATAGACCGGGACTTTGATCTAATAGCTGCTGGCGATCAATAAAATTCCATCCAATATTTCCATCAGTCAGTACAGTTGTTTCAGTCTGAAGAAAATTATAAATTTCATTGGAAATTATTCCAATGTCATCGCAAGGCAATTCTACAAAATATTTTAAACTCATAGGCCTCTCAACTTGTTTTGTTTTTGTATATATGCTAATGATTCTGGTGTATCTTTATTTTCAACAGCTAGTTCCTTGGGTTCTACTAGGTAAGCGTAACTATGATCTAACTTATGCTCTTTAACAAACTCTAATATATTAGGTAAATCATCTACATTTAAGGCACTAACAGTAGTCCATGTGTTTAATTTTACAGGCATGGCCATATACCGTTGTAGATTAGCATAGAACTTATCCCATTTAACAGGCCAGCGTACAAGATCATGCACTGGACCAATACCATCTAGGCTAACTGTAACTGTGACTTGTACTCCACGTAGAGATATATCTTCTAGTTCTTCTAATACTGTACTACAATTTGTGTTTAGTCTAATTGATTTAATTGACTTAGGCAAGTTTGCCAGTATATGTTTATAATTTTTACTATGGCTTGGTTCGCCACCGTTGATGTCTAAGTGGACTACACGATCTAATGGCAAATTCCAAAACTTACTGCTATTATCTACTATAGGATACGTTTTGCTTTTTAATCCGCCTATCATTGTACTGAGATTTTCATTACAGGTCAGGCATGCGCTATTACATACGTTGTCCAATACTCCACCAACTGACAAATAATCTTGTTGTTTTTGTAACTTATCAAAGTTTATAGCATTTATTCTAATACTGGTATTGCTTTCCTGTTCTGTTTGTTTGCATCTCTCGCACCATACAGGCCAAAGGCCTTTGTGCATGTATAGTTTCACATTACGTAACCATAGGCTTTCTTCCATTTCTTCAAGTGTAGCAAACTGTGGTGCATCAACCATATGGCCACAACGGCTAACTGTGCCATTGGGATTGAATCTAACAAAATGATCTAATCTAGGACAATACATGCTCATAGGCCTTGAGATCTTGTTCTTTAAGATACGTTAATATTTCTTCAAATGTCACAGATTGACCAACTAAACTTAATAATAAATTATCTATTCTTAGATACATTTCATTGTGTATATTTGTGTTTAGCCTATCTACGACTTCTTGTGATAATATTTTCTTTTCTGGTGGGCTTATAATTAAAGGTGTAAACTCTTTAAGCGAGTCCATACCATGTAAGTGTAATTTGGTTGTGTTTTTATCGACATATCTAGTTAGGTTAACTAGCCAACTAAACTGTGGTGCGTAATGTCTATTAAGGAACAAATATGTTTCAGCGAAATAGATAATAGTATCTAAATCCAATTGGGGATTGTCTCGTAGAGTATTATAGACGTAGGTATTGAACCCAGAAATAAATCTCTCTTGGGGGTTTCTTATGATCATATTGATATCAGTTAGCTTTCTTATCTGTTCATTGAATAAGATTTTACACTTTTGTGCTTGAGCATATTCATTGATACTACTACTGCCATTTTTAAAAATGGAATAGATGTACCGTTGTGAAGCTAATTCAATAACTTCACAACGGTCAGGAAAGATAATATCATCTATCCTACTTAACATCTATGTATTGCTTATTGCGTCTTCTGACGATTGCGGATCATCGCTAAGATGTCTTCAGCTCTAGCTGTGCCACCTGCTGGAGGTGTTGCTACTGGTGCTGTAGGAGCTGCTGGTGCAGCCTCTGCAACTGGTGCTGGTGTATCTAATGCACCATCATCTTCAT